CGTCCGGTCAAAGCCCGTCAGCCTGCGGGCGGCGGTTTCCGCCTCCTGCACCTTTACGGCGGCGGCTGCGACTTCTTCTTCGGTCGACTCGATCACCGAATAGATCAGGCTGTGGATGGTGCGCGCGGGCGTGCCCTTGCGGTTCAGAACCAATGCGGCCTTGCCGGTGAAGGTGGCGGTGACCACGCCCGGTACGCAGCTGCCGTCCTTGGCGCTGCGGTGGGGTGACAGGCCGAGGTCGTCCAGGGCAAACTTCAGAACCGTGCTCTTGCCCGATCCGGCATAGCCGAAGAGGCGGAACACCTGCTGTTGGTCGGTGCGGGTTTCGAACCAATCGCGAACTTCGGCGATGGCCGTGGCCTGAGCGTTCGAAGGGGTGAAGTCACTCATGATTATTCCCCCAGCACTTGCCCGCCCAAGCGCAGGGCGCATGCCATTTGCCCGCCGACATGCCACCCCGGCACACAACTGCTGTGGGGTCGGCTGCCATGCGCGGCAGCCATTGGCCAGCTTCGGACGCCCGCACCACCGCGACGGCGCGGTCCGACATGTCCTGTGCAAGGCGCGCATCGAACGGCACAAGTTCGGCGTGCAGCTCCATCGTGTCGCGGTTCAGCGCCGTGAACAGCGCGGGCTTCGGCAGATCAAGATAGGCCTGATAGAGCGCCAGTTGGGCGGCATAGACCGGGCGGGCAATGCTGACGCCCCGCTTGACCACGTCTTTCCAGCTTGATGCCCCAAGTGCCTTGTTTTCCCAGAGGGCGGGATAGTCCATGGCAACCGGGCCGGAGACAAGGCAGCCATCGATGTGGCCCTTGAACCGGCCGCCAAGTGCGGCGAACCCGAACTGCCGCCCATCGGCGCGTGATGTGCGCAGATCGAACCCAGCAATGCGCAGCCAGCCAGCGACGATGTCCTCGCCCCGGTGCCCCGCCTCGAAGATGCGCAGGGTTTTCGGGGCAAACTCCTGACCGTCGTCTTTTGGCACGGCGAGAAAGTCATACTGGATCTGGCGCAGGCAATCGCGGCCAAGACCCGAGGAACTGACATAGGTGCGGGGCCGTTCGCCGCGGTTGCGGGCCACAAGGGCCAAGTCGATGGCCGCTGAAACGGCTGATGCGATGGTGGCGGGCGGGGTGGCTTGGTCATAGAGGCAGCCCGAGCCATGGTTCAGGTCAATCATTGGTCGCGCTCCCAGAACCCACCGGCTTGCGCAATGCAGGTCAGCTTGTGAAACTGGGCGTCCGTCAGCTGGGCTCGCGCGCCGTACCGTTCGAGTTTCTGGCGCAAGCTGTCGCAAAACTCGATCTCGAAATCGGTTGCGGCATTGTCGGTGGCGGCGGCCAGATGCCCCTTCCAAGTGCAGGTCGGTGGATCGTCGTTCAGATCAATCATGGCTTGTCCCCTCAGAACGGAATCGGATCGTCATGGGCGGTGCCAGTGCGCTCCTTGACCGCGCCTTGCGCCAGCATGCTGTCGACGTAGCCGGTCACGGCCGCCTCGATCAGACGATCAATGTCGGCGGCGGTGCGGTTGAAGAAGGGCTCCATCAGCCCGAGGTCGGTCAGGGCTTCAGCGAAATGCATCCGCGCATCGCGGATCGCTTTGGCTTCGCGGGCGGTCTTGTCGATCATGCCATTGTTCCTTTGGGCAATTGCGCTGCCGACGTCCTGACAGCGGAGCGAGCAGAAGCGGTGATAAGGATAACGGTCGTGCTGAAGCCGGTGGACGTAGCCGAAGCCGCGAGCTTCACGCGCGCAGACCGCGCAGATTGCTACCCGAGCAAGAGCATCGCGACCGGGTCCTCTTGCGGCCAATCCTGCCGCTGAAGGCGTTCCGACTGCAGGACGATCCAGCGCGAGATCGCGTTGACCGCCATGGCCTCCAGGTCGCCGAGGGTGAGGCTTGCGATGGGTTGGTGCAGTTTTCCTCGGGCCTCGAGCCATTTTCCGATCTCCAGTGCGGCGGCGCGCGTCACATGAGCCTGCCATTCATCCGGGGTCATGGGCCGGTTTCCCGGCCCAGCCTCACCTGGTTCGACGGTTGGTGATCGTGCCGACCCACCTGTCCGTCGCGTCCGTCGTGCCTCAGCCATTGAGCCACGCGGGCATTGCGGGTGCCCCCGGTGCAGCGGGCGCAGGTGCCTGCGGTGCGGGCGGGGCTACGGGGGCAGTCTGCGTCGCCCAGGCGGGCGCGGGTGCGGCGGCGGGCTGCGGTGCCGCGCCCCAGTTCGGCGCTGCGGGCGACGGTTGCGCCGCACCCCATGCCGGTGCCGGGGCTTGCCAACCCGGTGCCGTGACGCTCGCGGCCTTGCGCGGCGGGGCGTTGACCGGATCAGGCGCGACGGCTTCACCGCGCATGATCGCCGCATGTTGCGGCTCGTCGGGCAGAACGACGTTGGCGATGCGGTTCTGGTCGCGGTACTGCGGGTTGGAGGCAGGCTCCACCATGATGCGGGCGGCGAAAATGATGCCTTCCAGATGCCGCAGACCAGGCAGAACCCGCTTGGCCTTGGCGCCGGGGCTTTCGTCCTTGGGATCAAGGCCAAGGGCGCTGTCCACGATGGCGCGAAAGGTGGATTTCGAGATCTTCCAGCCGATGGACTGCCCTTTCTCGTCCAGCTTGCCGCCCGCCACGGTGAAACTCTGCCAGAACTTGCGCCGGGCATGGGGGCCATCGACCACGGTGAATTCGCAATCGAGCATGCGCGCATCGCTGGATTGCGATGCCTTCAGCAGCCCCGCATCCATCGGGCTTGCGCCGTTAACCCCACCCGGGCGGATGGTCAGGCGCACCTTGGCGAAGGTTCCGTCCGGGATCAGTTCGCCGATGGGGGCCATCTGCGGCTGGGCGTCGTTCAGATCGTAGCTCATGACATGTGTCCTTTCAGGATCAGGAGGAGAAGGCGGGATAGGCGTTGGTGCGGCCGTCAATGCGGGCGAGCAGCGCGCCAAGGTCGGGCGGCTCGGTCATGTCCAGACGTCCGGAGCGGTCCTTGGCTGGAAGGCCCCAGGGGTTGCCGGATTTGCAGACGAGGCGGCGTTCTGTGGCGGTCTCGTCCAAGACCCAGCCACCTTCGGCGTCGCGGGCGAACAGTTGCATCGAGACCACCTGGTCCACGATGCCGGGCAATTCCCGTCCGGCCTTGCTGCCTTCCATCTGCGGCTGCCAAGTGACCGTCCCGAAATCGTCGGTGACCTTTTCCAGCACGCCGACAAAGATCACGGTCTTGCCGCGCGCATGCTGAAGGTGCTTCAGCGCCTGAATCACCTCGCGCCCCAGCAAACCGTAAGCTCCACGAACATCCGGCTTGCCGGTCCGGTCCGAAAACGCCTCGGGTTGCTGGCGGGCATAGGCCATGACCTGCCGTGTGAGGTCGGTGATCGAGTCGACAAACACGATGCGGCGCGCACCGAGGAAGGCTTCGATGCCGCTGTCGCGGTGCTGGGCCTGCAACCATGCATGGCGTTCGGTGCCATACCAGGATTGCGGATGCTGCGCCGGATCGGGCCCGCCGATCAGCACCACCAGATCGCGGAAATCGGTGAAGCTGCGCACCGGGATCGAGGCCCCGCGCCAGTCCTGCACCGACTTCATCCCGGCTTCGAGGTCGAGGCAGACGGTTTCCTCGGCAGGCAGCGATTTCAATAGCGTCGTCTTGCCCACACCGGGCGGACCGAAGATCGCCAGGGAGGTTTTGTTCTCGGCCGAAGAGATGCGCTCGTCAGCGGTGATGATGCGAAAAGTCATGGGGTTCTCCAGAGGATTGAAAGGGGCGCGGCGGCGGGGGTGACCGGGTGCCGAAGGGGAACCTGCCCGGCGTTGCCGCTCGGACGTCCCGCCGCCGCGCGTTACCGGTCTCGGGTCTCGAGCCGGAACACGGGTTTGCCGGTGGTCTCGGTTCGGGCGGCCGAAAAACCTTCCCGCATCGCCTCGGGCCAGGCCCCGAACCGGCGCTCTGAAACGCGGTAGGCGATCTCGAGATATTCGGTCGGATCTTCGCCGGATGCTGCGATGCGCGCGGCAATGGCAGCCAGCCGGTCCTGATCCCAGGACACCTTCTTCGGAAGGTCGGCGATCACCACCACGCCCGCATCCTCGATGCGCACCGTGCCGGAGGACTTTCCTTGCGTTGCCCGCTCGGCCTCGGTTGCAGCGCCATAGCGCTGGCTGATCCCGGCCTCCAGACGGTCGCGCAGACGCTTGACCCGGGCGGTTTCCGCAAGGGCGGCTTCCTGCAAGGCGAACAGCAGAACGGGCGGCAGGGCAGCGATGTCGCCGATGGACAGGCGGTCGAGGTCATTGAGACCGGGGGCATTCGCGAGTTGCGGGGCAGCCGTCGTGTCGGTGGTGGGGAACGGAATGGCCATCAGCGTCCCTCCCGCTTCAGCGCCGCATCAACGGCGCGGTCCGTCCCGAGTGCCCCTGCCTCGCGAGCGAGGCGGTGCAATCGCTCAAGCGCGGAGGAACGCCGGATCGCGGCCGAGACATCCGCATTGGCGGCCACCACGGCAAAGGCGATATCGTCGATGGTCGCCACCTCGATCGGCAGCGGTTCGATCTCGTTGCCTTCGCGCCACGGCGCAGGGATCGTGTCGGGCAATTCGTCCAAGCTGTGAAANGCACGGCGCANGCGNGCGATCAGGCTCGGNAGTTTGGCCANGGNGGTNTCTCCGGTCGATGTTTCGGCCGACGTTCCGGCCAAGGCGAAGTAAAGGGACGGCGGGAGCCGATCCCCGATCCAGGCAAGTACGGCGCGCATCAGGCAGCCTCCTTTGTCGCGATGAGTTGAGAAAACGAGACCGGCACATGGCGCGGCTTGGTCCGCGCGATGGCGAGGTAGGCAAAGCGATCCGGGCCGACACGCACCTGCACCAGATGGACCAGCGCCGCCTCGAAGGCCCGGTGCGCGGCGCTGGCCAGCGCCCCCAGCCTGCGGCGTTCAGGCTCTGGCAGCGTCGAAATCACGACAGTCGTATCGATGCCGAGAAATCCGCGATGGTACTCCAACTGGTCGCCGGGCACCGCCTGGCCGATCCAGGCGCAGAACTCGATGTCGGTGAGCGGCCGGGGTTTGGCCGGGATGAAGGCGGTGGGGGGCATGACGAACATCTCCATGAAGGTCCTCTACTCACGCCGCCCGTGAACCGTCCCGCTGCGCCCCGAACCCGCGCATCGCGAGATCGAGCCGCAACTGGGCGATGTGACGGTAAAGGGCAGAACGGGAGGTGCCGGTGCGGCTGACAATTTCGGTGATGGCGCAGGTGCCGAGCGCCGCGCAGAGGGTGCGCGCATCCTCGGGCAGATCGCCCAGCGCACGGGCAAGGTCATGACGGAGATCGGCATCTTCGGCCGCGCTCAGGTCCTGGCCGTGCCAGGCAGCCAGCCCATCGGCTTCCGCCAACAGGCAACCAAGCGGCTCCGTCCTGCCAGCGATGGGCGCGTCCAAAGACAAAATCGTTCCGCAATGCGCACGGCGCTGGCGATGGTGCTGGATCGCGATCCGTGACGACTGGTTGCGCAGCACGATGTTTGCAAATGCCCCGATACTGCCGCGACGGGAGTCGAAGCCGGGCAAACGGCAGATCAGATCGATCAGCAGCTCTTGCCGCAGATCATCGATATCTGCGGCGGGCAGCACCAACTTGCGGTGCAGGCGGCGCGCAGCAACGGCTGCCTCGGCGATCAGCGTTGCAAGGTCGTCGGGGGAAAGGGGAGGAAGCATCTGTTTCGATCCTGGTCGTTTGCGTTGACCAGTCGAAGATGCAACCTTCTGAAATCCTTTATCTCTCGGACTTCACCCGGAAACCTCCTGAAAACCTCCCGGTACCGGCGAACGGATCTAGCCGATGAACGCGATCTCGGATGATGCGAGGACCAGGCGTGCGCCGACCTTGGACTTGCGGTCGATGAACCCGTTGCTGGGGACCGCTTTTAGCCGCGTATTCTTTCGGAAGGCATCGCGCAGCCGGTTGATGCAGCGATCAACCTGTTCCGGATTGCTATCCCGCTTGGTGCTGGCTTGCAGCGTCGCAGCCAGGCTTTCCTTCGAGACCCAACCGCCGGCGGCCAAGGCCTCGTCCGCGAGTAAGGCGACGGCGTCAAAGTCACGAGGCTCGATGTCGATCTCGACGCCCTCGAAAATTGCCCGGCGACCAATGCGGTCGATCTGAAGCCGCGCATCGAGGGCTTGCTTGTCGGTGGGTACTCGAACTCGACCGAGAGCAAGTGCGAATGGACGATCCGGGTCGTCGCGCAGCAGATCTTCGGCGCGAGACACGGTCATGCGGAGGCCACTGAGTTGGCGCGTGACCATAGTCGGCAGGTCGTTGCTTCCGAGGCTGACAAGAGCGACGGGAGTTTCGGTGTCGATGGCGCCGCGCACATGGTCCAAAATCTCCTGCGCGGTTTCCTCCTGCAGTCGCCGCACGAGGCAGATTTCGGCTGCGCGCCCGTGCTGTTCATAGCGACCCAGCCTCCAAACTCTGGTGGAGATCGCCATCGGGCCAGGCCCCTTCAGCCCTGATTGCTCGCGGATCGCGCGGCAAAGGGCGGCGATGTCGATGTCGAAGGTCTGGATGTCCAGCGCATCGTCGTGACGTTCGCACTCCCCGGTCTCTGGATCGACGACGATCAGGGAACCGTCGATGACCTCAAAGATCGAGTCACCATCGTCGGGCAGATCTTCTCGGGCCACCAGAATTCCGACGTTCCGCAGCGACCGGAGGAAGCGCGGATCGTAGGGGTCCAGTTCTGCGGCACCGATGGCGCGGATTGGATGGCGATCACTCTGCCGCAACAGCAGCCTGATCAGTTCTGCGGCGTTTGCGAATGTCATTCTTTTCAAGCATCTCGAGGATGAGTCGTTCATGTGAGTGATCGCGCATGCTTACAGTGCGCGGCGGCCGGATCGTCACTGGGACCATGGTCTCGCTGCCGTCCACCTCGATGGTCACATCGATCTTGGCATGGACAATCCGGACGTCGTCGATCTCGATCTCCGGCGCGACGACCTTCAAGCGCTTCAGCGCGTTCTCGGAGTCACCCAGCGTCAGGAACCATGGCGAACGCCGCAGCCGCCCCGTCTTGGTGATCTGACCCTCGTCGACGCGCACCTCGCGCAGCGCAACATGGGTGATGTCACCTTCGGGATCGAAGTGGAACTTGAACGCTCCGCCTTGCCGCTGGAGCGGCTCGAGCGTGTAAAGCTGCTCCTTCGCCGACGCCTCGAAGATGTTCGAGTCGCCAAGGACGTGA